CACATTTTCCGTATCAACACCCAGACACAATAGCGTTTTTAAGAGCCATTAAGGATAAGTATAAACCGTCTAGGATCATATCGAGTGGCGATGAAATTGATGGACACGCTATATCTTTTCATAATCATGACCCAGACCTATTGTCACCAGGTGATGAATTAAAGAAAGCTATCGAAAGACTTCAGCCGTTATATGAGTTATTTCCCAAGGTCGATATTATGGAGAGTAACCACGGGTCATTGGTCTATAGAAAGGGCCAAGCTCTAGGTCTGCCAAGAAACGTATTTAAATCATATAGAGAAATAATAGGAGCTCCAAGGGGATGGAAGTGGCACTTTGATTTAATTCTGGAGCTGCCGAATAAACAAAAGGTTTATTTTCATCATGCTAAGAGCTCAAATGTCTTAAGGGCCTCTCAAACACTAGGCATGAGTGCATGCTTTGGGCATCATCACAATCAACTTAATATTCAATATTGGAATAATGGTATTGAAACTCATTTTGGAATGTTTGTAGGATGCTTGGTCGACACAAAATCAATGGCTTTTGCTTACGGTAAAAACTCACTTAAAAAGCCGACTTTAGGTGTGGGGATGATAATAGACTCAGTCCCTAAAATAATACCAATGATAGTTGGTAAGGGGAATAGATGGATTGGCCAATTGAAGTAGTCGAGTGGGTCGACTCTGAAAGCGTCGATGCATGGACTTCATTAGAAGAACTAAATGTAAGTCAGCCAGTTATAATTACATTAGGCTATTTAGTTAAAGAAACTAAAGACGCGATAGCTATTAGTCCTAACTGGGATAATAAGAACAAGAACGTATCTTGTGTAATGATAATTCCTAAGTGCTGTATCAAGAAGCGGAGAAAGATGAAATGGGATGGGCAGGGAAAAAGAAAGACGACGAAGTAGCTTACATTCTGGAATACAACGAGGATCAGACGAACGTAAGGTTGACCCTAATATCAGGAAGACAAATTTCAGGAGAAGACTTTTTACAGGCATTGAACGCATACGTGGAAGACTTCATCGAAAGACCAGAGAGTCTTTTTTTAGACGGGATAGAGATGGCTGATGAAAGGCATTGACATTAGTTTATATTAAATACGTAGTTACGTGATGGAAAAAGAAATTATAGAAAAAATGAGAAAATATGTCGCGCTAGTTAAAAAAATAAAAGGCAACCGTCATGCTATTGAAGACATGAATGATTTTTTGCAAGAAACTGAAGATGTATTCTGGGAAATTGATAAACTATTGATTGAAGCGGATGCAATGAAATAAAAGCAATAGGCATTGACCTTTTGCGTAACAAATGTGATAAAATCGCCGCATGGATGAAAAAGCATTAAAGGAAATGTATCAAGCATTTTCTGAAGTAGAGAAAAAGTATGTCGATAACGAATTGGCATCTATTAAACTCACACCTAGAGAAAAAGGAATTCTCTATGGTGATGAAAACATAATCCCAATCCATGACAATGAAAATATTGAAAAGTATGTCCTTCATAAACGTCTATCAAGAAAGCAAAGGAAGAATCTTCCCGATAAGCTTGAGCTTGAGAAGCTAATTGAACTGGTTCCTATTGCACGAAATATATATAAGTCAGCACTTAATGGAGAGGATACATTTACCGATAAGCAGGTGAAGTATTCAGAGTTCATATTATCTCACGCGCTTCCTTATGTGAAAAAGAGAGCTGAGATCCTTGCTCAGATTGATTCGGATATGGACGCAGTTGATGAGAAAGAAACACCAGTTTTAAATATCAACCTCACAAAGCCTGCATCTTAATATGGATTTTAATGCTTTCGGTAAGCAAAATGATTTCCTATCTGATGAGCATAGGATTAAGGGCGCGTTTGCTGGAAAGCGCGGAGGAAAGACCGAAGTCGGCGCAGTTCAAGGCCTTATATATCAAGAGCAAAGGCCAACTTATGTGAGACAGGGCGTTGATCCTTACTTAGGCATCATTGCAGCTCCTACATATGACATGCTTAAGAGGCTAAGTTGGAAGAAGTTTATGGCATATGCAAAGCCATGGATTAAACACGACACGAAGACACCGCTAGAAATTCAATGGCATGATCATGATCCTGAGAATCAAGAGGAGAGTTTAATCTATGGCATCAGTGCTGATAAACCAGCCCGTCTAGAAGGTGTTAAAGCCAATTGGATATGGATAGATGAGGTCTTTCAGGTGTCAGAGCAGTTCTTTTTAGAATGCCTGGCTCGAGTATCAGATCAGCAGGGCTTTGTGTTCTGCACAGGTTCTTTAGGTGTGCAGTTTGTAAACCCTAAGCTTCATTGGGCTCATAAGTACTTTAAAGAGATGCCTGATGAAGATACTGCATGTTACGAGTGGTGTACTTCAGATAATCCATACTTTCCTCAGTCTGAAATAGAGAAACTTAAAAACAAGTTAGACCCACAGACATTTAGAGCCATGTTTGAACTCAACTGGGATATCACTCCGAGTACAGCAGTTTATAATGAGTTCAATGACGATAACGTTATGGATATCGCATATAATCCAGACCTTCCTACTTACGTTTCAATAGATTGGGGCTGGGCGCATCCCGCTGCAGTTGGTTTCTTTCAGTACGATGAAAAGAAAGACATCGCTTACATGATCGATGAAATCGTTGGCTCCAAAATAAAGATCGATGAACTATATGAAAAGATAATGTCAAAACCATATAAAATATCAGGCTGGTATTGTGATATTGCAGGAGATCAAGAACGTGAGCAGCTCGGCATTTCAAACGTTCAGTGGTTTAAGAAAAAAGGTATTAAGTTAAAATTTAGAAGATCAGGAGTTCAATACGGGATATCTATAGTCCGATCTTATATTAAAAACACATTAGGGAAACGGAGATTCTTCATTGCACCTAGATGCGTCAAGTCAAACGATGGAGTAAAGCAATATAGGTACAAAGAAAAAGATGGTATGATATTGAACGAGAATCCACTGAAAGAAAATGATGACGCGGTTGACATGATTAGATATTTCTTCGTTAATCATTTGGATGACAGTCTCAAGAATGGGCCTAGAGTAACCATGGTAGGTAGATAAATGAGAGCAGAAAATCTTGATTTACTTGATATAAACGTTCGTAAAAAAATAATTCAAGAAACTTTAACTCAGGAAAATAAAGATAGAAAGAAAGAATCTCTAAGACGATTTGAAATATATAAGAACCGCCAAGAGCTCTATATCCTTAATAAGCTAAGAGAAGAGTTCACTGAGAAAACAGTTCGGGATATGAGAAAGGTCACATCAATCAACCTTACTCGCCGTGTGATTGATGAGATGGCAAGTCTGTATAAGAACGCGCCTGAAAGAACTTGGATTGATACTTCAAAGACTGAGGATGAAGCTTTAAGCCTTCACTATGCTGCAAGTGAAGTAGATGTTCAGCTAAAGTTAGCTAATAGATATTTCAAACTCTTTGATCAAACTGCTTTATACATAATTCCAATGGATGGAAAGCTCTGGGTCAAACCCCTTGCTCCTCACTGGTATGACGTTATTCCTGATGCTAATAATCCTGAGAAGGCGTTTGCTTACGTTCTTAATATCCTAGATAAGCATGAGTTCTTACAAGACGTTAAGGATATAGATGATAATAAATTCGGTACAGGTGACAACTTAAGGCAGAATCAAAGCCCTGATGGCATAAATCAATCCATTGCAGAGGGCGATGACTATAGAGCTAGCCTCGCTAAATACATAGTCTGGACTGATGACCTTCACTTTAAAATGAATGCAAGAGGTGAGATATTAAGTACTGATGATGAGGGTGAATTAGTAGTTGAAAACCCCATCGGCAGGCTTCCATTTATTGACGTACATAGCGAGAAGGACTTTGAATTCTTTTGTAGATACGGTTCTAGTGTTACTGATTTTACTGTGGATTTTGGTGTTCAGCTTAGCGATCATTCAAATATATTAAGGCTTCAAGGTTATTCTCAAGCTATTATCACCAGTGAAAAGCAACCCGTTAATATGACAGTCGGTGTGAATCATGCAATCTGGCTTGAGCAAGACGCTTCACGGCCTGACGTACAACCTAAGTTTGAGTTTGCATCTCCATCGCCCGATCTATCAAGCTCTCTTGAGACATTAGAAGTACAGTTAAAACTATTTCTATCATCAATGGGTCTTGATCCGACTACTGTGAGCGGTAAGGCTGATGGGCAGAAATTCACGTCAGGTCTTGATCGACTTCTTTCAATGGTATCGAAGTTTGAAGCGTCTAGAGATGATGCAGAGATGTTCACTAAAGTTGAGCAGGATTTAAAACAGATCATGGTCTTATGGAATAACGCCTTACAAGACGCAGATGACCCACTCATAGCGCTCGATCCTAAGCTTAAAAACGGTAACATTAATGAGGACTGCTTGGTTGAAGTGAGCTTTGAAGAGCCTTCTATTATTCAAACTAAAACTGAAAAAGAAGACTCTATTATCAAGAGAAAAGCGGCTGGTCTGATCACTGAGCTTGAAGCGATTATGATTGATCGAGACTTAGAGGATGAGAAAGAAGCTCAAAAGATCTTAGATGAGATTAAAAAGGATAAGGAAATTAGATTGGATTTAGTTTCTGTGGGGGGATTAAATGGCGGCACCGAAGTTCAAGAAGAACAAAGTCAGCCAGACGATCAACCTTAAAGATACCTTTGGGATTGATTTCAGAGGCAAGGACTCATTAAAACAAGCAGTAGGTCAAGCTATCATCGATAGAATCGTGACTAGGACTGAGTCCGGAAAAGGCATGAGCTTTAGTGGTCAAAAAGGTCGGCCAGTAAAACTTAAGAGTCCATATTCAAAATCTTACGCAAATAGTGAAGACTTCAAGGCTTTTGGAAAATCTAAAAGTAAAGTTAATATGAGTTTAACCGGTGACATGCTTGCTAGTATGGATATCACTGGCATTGACGGCAATAGTATAACGATTAGTTTTGAAGGTGAGACAGAGAACGCAAAGGCGTTTAATCACTCAACTGGTGACACAGTTCCGAAGCGCCCGTTCTTTGGAGTGAATAATTCTGAGCTCAAGAAGATTAAATCAGAGTTCGCACCTGACATTAAGGAAGCATTAAAGACACAAAAGAATGAGGGTAAAAAAGCTTTTGATAATGCAGTTCTGGCACTTATTAATAAAATAGGTGGCGTTGATGGCGACAGTTAACATTAAGTTTGATTTTAAAGCTGCCACAAATGACCTCTTAAGAAAGTTCAATAAGGTAAAACGAAACAAACAGATGAATACTGAGATTGGCACTTTTGTAACCAAGAGAATCCAGGCCGAGGCTAGACGTGGCAAGCCTATAAATGCACAGCGTAAATTCCCTAAATTAAAGTCATTAACTGTTGCTCAGAGATCAAGACTGGCTAAGCTTAACAGAACTACATCAGTCTTTAGTCCAGGTAGAAGTAACTTATCATTCACTGGTCAATTGATCGATGCGCTCATGTTTAAAGTAAAAAAAGATAAGATCATAGTTGAGGTTGAGGACAGCAGACGGCGGCCATACAAAACTGGCGCTGATTCAATTGCTAAAAGCACTCCCAGCAATAAAGATCTTGATAAAATATTAAGATCAATTGGATTTAGAATGTTCACTGCTCAAGGAATAAAGAGAGAACCTAAGATTACAAAAAGAGTTAAGTCAATAGTATTAAGAACCTTAAGAAGAGCTTTGAAAGTTTCTTCTTGAAAAAACATAACATAAGG